CTGAACAGTTTTTGGTTGGCTGTAAAGCCTAGTCTGTTTACGCCTAGTCCAAACATGGCTTACACCATTTCAGTAACGTAAGCAGTTCCAGAAGTTCCGCTGTAAAAAGAAATAGTATCGCCCTGATAAACATGAACGTACTCAACAGCTTCAGCAGGTAAGTAGGTAGATAAAGAAGTAGCAGTACCGTTGATAACGTAATTTACTGCCACTGTAGAAACTATGCGCGCTACTCGTCCAGATACAATAGCACTGGAAGCAGCCGATGAGCCAGAAACACCTACAGTATGTGTAGTGCTTGGGCGTAGGACTTGAATTGGTTTTGAGTTGCCGTCAATAGTAAGTGTAGACATGATGTTTTCCTATGTAGATATAGAAAGGCGTATAGCCCGAAAGAATAAAAAAGGAGGAAGAAAGGGGACTCCGCGAAGAATCCCCTTAGATGTTGCTATTAGCCTTCAACAGCTAGTACAAAACCTGCTTCTGGACGCATTACTTGACAACCGTAAAGCGTATCGGCAGTGTACAGAGTTCCCAAGAACTCCTGCTTGTACTGAGTCTGTGAACGAACGCCTTGCTGCTCTGCAAGAACAGAAGTGTCCTTGTGAATCAGCTGAGCGCCACGAACTCCAGCTTCAAGAGTAGGTACATTGCTGGTAACGAAAACGTCAACACCGTAAAGGGTGCCGATCTTACCATTCTGTACACCACGACCATCTACGAAATCAGAAGAAGTGTAGCGGTCAATGCCCATGATTGCATTGCGCAGTGAGGGCGGTACGATAAAGCTACGACCATCCATAGGAACGTCAGCATCATCCATTTTCTGAATAAGGCCACGGAAAGCAGCGTCAGTAAATGCGTTTACGTCAGCAGTGCCGTCAATGTCGTATGCTTCGAGAGCGCCACCGGAACCGATCTGGAATGAGCCGCTGTGTGCCCAAGAAGAACCGTTACCGTTGCCGAAAGACTTACCTAGATCAAACAGATCGTCGTCTACCTGCTTAGCCAGACCGTAGCCAGCGTCACCAGTGTAGAACTGACGAAGAGAAGCCAAAGCCTGTACGTCAGTAATGTCTTCGATCAAACGTGAGAACTCGAAGTGTTTGTTAATGTTGATTAGAACTTCTGATTCTACAGAGTTCTGGATAGTTACAGCAGTGTTAGCTGCTTTAGCAGAAGCTGTACCACGAGTAGGCTTAGGGACGTGAATAGTGTCGCCTTTCTTACCAGTCATGCTCATTTTCTTAACTAGGTTAGCATATACAAGGTTGCTCTGATATGCTGCAATTACTTCATCACTCCAAATTTCTGGAATAAAAGTAGCTGCGCTAGTGTTATCTACTGCTCCGCCCATAGCGGGATATACTGATGTTGCCATAATACAAGTCCTATAAATAAAATTTAGTTACGGACTCGCCCTTCTTTATACGCTTGTATAATTTCATCAGACAATGCCATATAACGATCGGGGTCGTCCTTCATTAGTTTAATAATGTCTGAACGTCTATAGACCTTACGTGAGTTCGCTTCGCCAGTTCCTTTGGCGCTGCCTGTAGAGGCACTCTTAATAGCTTGCTTACGCTCGTTTTTCTCATTAGCAGCAGTTTGAGTTACTATCTGTTGACGTTCTTTCCACGTAGTGAATAGTTCATCAGCAGCTTCATAATCATACTGCGTATCTGCTTGTGCAAAAAGCTGTGTACGAATCTTAGAACCTTTAATCCATTCAACAAACTTACCGTTGCTCAGAATCTCTTGCATGTCAGGATGACGTTGTTGTAGATGATTCAGTGCTGTAGTTTGTCTATACTGTTGAGACTGGGCCTCAGCAGCTTTGATAGAAGGATGATTCTTAATAGCTCTTTCGACTGCCTTGTCGGGATCAGAGAAAAAATCTACTTCTTCTTCAGGGTCTTCCTTTGGTGCTGATGTTGTGTCGAGTTGTGTCTGTATGTAGTTATCAACAACTTGTCGCAACTCCCCTACCTCTGAGCTTTGTCGGCCCAACAGCTTCTCAGCTTCTTGGTGCATCCGCACAATCTCTGCGGTGGACTTTCCTTTGTACTTGTCAGGGATTTCTTCTTCTTCTTGAGGAGTCTCCTGTTCAGGTTCCTCGTAAAGATTTGCTGCTTCGTTGTCTTCGTCTTCAAGACGCTCGTCTATTAGTGTTGCCATTATTAAACTCCGTGAGTAATCTCATTATGGAGGTGTATTATGTAAGGGTTCTGTTAAGAGTTAGCCTTACGCTCTTGTTGCATCTTCTGTCTGCGCATCTTTTCCCACTTAGCAGTAGCACCCATAAAATCACCACTAATGGGGTCTAATGCACTCCTGACAGGAGATATAATCTTCTTAGATATTAGGTCACAGTCTGAACAAGGAAGCTCAGAACAAGACATATCAACAAGCCTTTCGTTGACATGCCCTGCTGAACATTTAAAATCAAACAAGCGACGCATTATTCTGTATCGTCTAGTGCGGCTTCTTCTGCTTGTTCTTCAGCTGCTTTAATTTGAGCTTCTAGGTTTACTATGTTGCCGATGATTGACAGTTGACCTTTACGGAAATACATGTCGTTGTCATCTTTACAAGCTTCAACCTGATTAATCACTTGAGCATTGTTTATTAGATCATTAACAAGGAGTTTCCAACCTTCAGACATAAACAAGTCACGGTACGTATTGTAATATTGCTCTAGTTCTTTATCTATCATTTACTGTTTCTCCTAATGGACAGTAGTTAAGTGAACGTTACACTGTAATTATAACATAATAGTCTATAAAAGTCAAGCTTTATTTCTTATTTTTACTTGACTTCTTAACTGTTTTGTTGTATATAGCGTCCCAGTTAGATGCGAACTTCTTTGAATCTGTTTTACGTTGCGCTGAACCTTTGCCACCGTGGGTTTGCCCTTTCATCTTTTCTTACCTTTATGTAAACCCTGCTTAGCGTGTTGCTTTCCTTTAGCAGTGGCTTCTTTCTTCTTAGGTGGACGACCTACTTTACTACCGTATGTACCTTTACCATATGGCATAATATTCTCCTGTTACTACCATTTTGATTTATCAGCCCAATAAGCTGCGGACATCTTACCTTTAGCAATGTTCTTGCCGTGTCGTGCTTTAAAACTAGCGCGTTTCTTTTTCATTGCTTCGGACTCTCCCGCTTTAGGTTTCCCTGCGGTCTTTGCCCCTTGTTCTCCATACCTAATGGTCTTGATTTTATCACCTTCTTTTGCGACAACAACATGACTTTTCTTTGGGTGATTAGGGGTACGTTTCGGCTTATTGTATCCCGTTACGCCCGCCCTAGCTAGTCTTGGATCTTTTTTTACTGGCATTTTTAGCCCCTTGTTCGTCAATTTGTTTTTCAAGCTCTGCAATCTTTTTAAACAGGTCGTCAAATTTTACGTTTATTTGAGCTACTACGTGTTGAAGATCTCTTGTACTAACCATTTTTAGATTCCTTGACAGCGACTTCACGCTCTTTTAGTAGTTGTTCGGAGATTTTTAAACGCTTCTGAAACTCTTTATCATCAGCATCTCCTGCCTGTAAGTTTACAGTTGCAGCTTTAATACGATCAATCTCCAACTCTTGAGGAATAGCCTGAGCTTCCATCATAATCTTCTGCGCTCTAGCCTGAGACTCTGTAGCTTGTCCCTGTAGTGCAGCTGTCTGTGATGCTTGGAACTCCAACTGAGCTTGCTGTGCTGCCATTGCTGCTTGCTGAGCTTCAGGATTAGGCTGGTTAGCTTGTTCTAGTGTCTTAATCAACTCTTCACGATTAGACAAGTTCATGTTGTCAATGATCGAGGTGACAAGTTTAGGATACATAGGAGTATCTGGAGACATTGTTTGAAGAAGCTGTACAAGCTGTGTAACTTCATATTCACGAGCAATGATACCCAAAGAGCTAGAGGTATGGAACTTGTAATCTGCTACAGGGTAAAGCTCTGGCTCAAACTGCATGTAACGGTGCGCTGCTTTAGTAACAAAAGGAATCAAGAAAGACTCTTGGAAGTTAATCAGTGTACGCTTATGACGCTTAATAATAGCACCTAAGCTCATAGAAACACCAGCTGCTGTGGATTCTCCGTTGATAGAACCTGCAATACCTGCACTATCAATAGCGCCTGTAGCTGTCTGTACCATCGTCTGTAGTGCCTGTGCCTGTGCAAAGGTAATCTGGTTTACATTACCGAAGTTGAAAGGCTGTAGCACCTCACGAGGATCACCGTTAGTTAAGATTACTTTACCCGGTCTAATCTCTGGCTTAGCACCACGAGGCATACGAGAAGCATCCATAGCCAACATGGGGTGGATAGTAAGGGCAAGAGCATCGATTCTAGCGCGTAGTTCTGCGTCTAAGGCTTTTTGTGAGTTATACCCTTTCTCACATACACCTCGACCCCAAAAGCGGCTAGGAACAACATCCCAAGGGAATGCAACGATAGGACGATCACCCATCATGTACGGGTTTTGTTCAGCTTTAAGAAGAACACCACCGTTAGCAATAACAACCATAGCTTCTACATAATAGCTATCATCTTCATCATCGCTTAACTCTACAATTTCTTCATCTTCTTCTTGTAACTGTGCAGCCTTGAGCAGGCTACGAGGAACAAGACCATAGTACTTAGTCAGACGTACTTTGTCTTCATCATAACGTGTAAGATCTTGATCTGGTTCAATGTCGAAGTCAGGGCTAGAGATACCGATATGTTCTTCACGGTAGACACCTTTCTCCTGCAACTGCTCAACTAGATGGAGTGACACAAATTCATCTACAGCACAACCTAGAGCTTCGTCTACAGAAGTAGCTACTGGATCAATCAAGAAGTTCTGAGGCATTACAGGACGTAGCTTGATGCAAGTACGGTCTTGAATAGTAACACCGACCGCTGTAAGGTCACCGCCCATTACAGGCTGTGTAGCTGGTTTAAATTCTTTTTCTTCTTCTAGTACAATCTCAGCAACACCAGTACCAAAGACAGCCGCATTGATAAGACATTCAGCTACAGACTTACGTATCTTATTCTTTTTAAAGTCTTGCTCAAGAGCGTTACGCAAAAAAGCAATATCACTATTGTCATTATCGTAAACGTCATCTTTAATATCGAACCACTTGCCACGACCAAAGGTTGCTTCTTCTAGTTCCGCTACAGAGGATTCTACAGCCTGTTGCAAAGCAGGAGAAATAATCTTAGAGCGTTCAGTTTCTCTGGTACGGTCTTGTGGAGCCCACTGCCCACGCCATAACCTGTAGTACTCATCAAACTGCTGTGAATAGTTGGCTTCAAAATGATCTCGCCAGCTATCACACTTGTCCATTACCCAGCCTTCCAGCGACTGCTCAATAATAAAGTTGTCTTTTTCTAACATAGTTAATAGCCTGCGTATTTATCTAAAAATTCGTAGTCCTCTTCTTCATAGTCGTAAGCATAAGACACTTTGGCTAACTGGTCTATATACGCTAACGAGTCTATCAAGTCGTCGTGGACTAATGGATTAGGGAACTGAAACAACTCATCAAGAAACTGAGTATTCCACTTGCCCTTGTTTAAGGTAATAGTCCCGTGTTCAAAGCGGCCTTGCAATGCCCACACAATCCTATCGGTTTTCTTTTTGTTGCCGTGTGTTAGCTCCTCAATACGGAAGAAGCGTTGGTTCTTTTTCATTTCGTCATTCAAGTAAGGAAACACAGCATTCTTCAGCGCACCCTTTTCTATTCCAACGGCAACTGGTTTGTAGTCTCTAACTGCTTGGAAGATTCTTCTGGCAGTCTCTTCGACACCCCAACGGCCATGTATGATAGTAGCAACCCACCATCCGTCAACCCCCGCTTTAACCACCGCAATTGACGTTTGGTCAAGCCTCTTAGTTTTGGTGGTGACTTTCTGGACATCTGCGAATCCTGCCAAATCGACTGCGATGTAAAACTCGCCGTCTTCTGGTTCTTCTTCGCTAAAGCTAACATCCTCTTCTTTAAACAGTTCACTTCCGTGAGCCTCAAAACTTGCCATAAACTCCTGACGGAATGAAAAAGCTGACATCGATTTCTGTGCAGCCTTAATTTCATCAGGGTCTAGTAGTGGGTTGTCGTAGCTTGTAAAGTGATAACCTTTGAAGGTCTCATCTTCTGACACACAAGCATATGTATATAAGTCATAGAAGTGGTTACGGCCCATCGGAGTACCAATGAACAACGCATCACCCTTCTGATCCGCAAGAGCAGGTCTCAGGATTTGCTCCCAGACCTCCGGCTTCATGTCAGCATACTCGTCCATAACCAAGAACTTTAAGCTAACACCTCGCATAGTCTCCGGTCTATCTGCACCCTTAAGGGCTATGGTAGCGCCGTTGACAAGCTTTATTTGTAAGTTGTTGACATGACTAGAGGCAATGACACTGTGCCCTAATTCCAGCAACACCTGCCACATAATGTCCCTAGCCTGTCCCTGAGTAGGAGCAACGTAGAAGACATGACCACGCTGAGTAGACAAAGCATTGATGATTAACATCCACGCAGCAAGACGTGACTTACCTGTACGTCTACCAGCAGCTATGACCTTAAAGCGCGTAGGATCGTTAAAGACTTCCTGCTGCCAAGGGAGTAGCTCAACTTTTAAATCAGTCAAGCTAGTATGTCCACATTACAGGAGACTCGTTAGTGTCCAAGCTGCGGATGTCAACATGCACAAAGTCACGAGCAACTCCAATTCCTGAAAAGCCCATCGCAATAGCCTCCTCAACAATCTTAAACCGCTGTATACCGTCTGTAACTTTAATGTCTGCTGCAATGCCTTGAGCATGAGTGCCGGGTCTCTCCTTCCTCGCTTCGATTGGGTGGTCTTCTGATCTATAACCACTCGTGATTACGAAGGGGAACCCACACCTAGCACGTAAGAGATCCAACTTTAAAAGTAAACGATCACTAATCTTATTCTCACCTGTATACTGACAGGCAAACTCTTCTCTAGTGAAGTACTCCAAATCTTGGTTTATATCATACATCGGTATAGTCCCCTTCAATGGGTTCATCTTCTCCACCAGAGATGACAGTAGTCTCACCGCCAACACCTGTAATTGAGATATTGATAGCACTCTTGCCACCGCCTACTTTATCTTTCTCAAAGTAACTGACCGGTAGCAGTCTATCCATACACAGCTTCCATGCTGCCGCTTGATTTTTATGATCATCATCTAACGCAGCACTCAGAATAGCATCCAACACCTTCCTACTCTTAGGTGACGCTAACATCCTAGCCTTATACTCGTTGATGACCGCAGCATCGCCTTTAGGACGACCTACTGCATTCCGTTGGCCCTTACTCTTTGACGCAACAGTGTTCTTTTTAGGCCGCCCAACCCGCTTTGCGGGCTGACCACCATCTGATTCCTTACTACTCAAGGTCTACTCCTTAGGTTCTCTTAAGTATACTTAAGTATTCTTTAGTCTTTTACTTTAATAATATTCTTTAAAGTATATTCTTAAAGCCTTCTTAAGTATACTTAAGGCGCTTGGTTGCCTTAATCTCTTTATTATACTATTTATTATATCATATTTTAAAGTGAAAGTCAAGAACTATTTAACCAATATCCTTAAGTTTCTTTAGGCCGCGAGTCCAGCCAAAAGTTCCCCACACATGTCATAACTTTTGTCTATTAAAGTGTCCTTTTTTATAACCTAACT